TTTACGTTTAGAGAAGTTAGGATATTATAATGTGTATCCTAGAGATGAGTATGAAGCACTTGTATTAGATAGAAGAAAACGGAGACATAAACAATGGCAATGAAACCTAGAGCAATGAAAAAGAAAACACCTATGCGTGGTGGTGGTATGGCTAAAAAGAAAACTATGATGCGTGGGGGCGGTATGGCACCTAAAAAGAAAATGATGCGTGGTGGTATGGCAACTAAGAAAAAGAAGTAATGACACTTATATCTCACTTTCCTTTACCTAGTATGCCTTTTCAAACTCATGAGAATATTGTTTTTGAAAAAGCAGATAAAGATAGGTCTAGTAGGAATAATGAAGAATATAAACCTGAGCAGCCTAATCGCATTACGCCTGATACACCAGTAGAAGATTTAAAGATAGTGAATCAGATGTATGCATATAATCCTAATCCAAACAAACTACGTAAACCTGATGGTCAGATCGTAGACTTTATAGTAGCGTAAGGAAGTAGATGGTAGACCGTAACTACACTACAGATACAGAAGCAATAACTATCACTGCTACATCAGGCGGTGCTAGTGCTGATACTATCTATACGTGTCCACCTAACCATGATGCAACAGTAGACTTTCTTCACGTAAGTAACGGTACAACTTCTGTACAAAACGTAACTATCCAGTGGTATCACGCAGACACAAACACTTACCATCACATCATAAATGATAAATCTATTGCTGGTAAAGATGTGTATAATGTAATTACTTCTGATAGGATGCATCTCCATGCTGGTGATAAGATCAGTGCATTTAATGGTGGTGGTGCTTTAGAGATGTTTATCTCTGTACGTCAGTACTATAACCCTAACAGATAACGGGTATGCACATTTTATATCTACTACAGCGCTAACATTTATATATAACTATCTCCGCACACACAATAAAAGGAGATAGTGCAATGTTTAAGAACTTACTAACACGTATTCAAGAAAATCAGCAGCGTCGAGCAGACTACTGGGTTTTACAGAATATGTCTAATAAAGAACTGCACGATATGGGTATATCAAGAGGAGAGATATACAATCGTGTAGACGGCAAAGAACAGTGAGGTTAAGTAAGGAGTTACCCCTTATTCTAAGTTTAACTGTTATAGCTAGTGTATCATCTGGTGATACAGATAGACAAACAGGTAGTGGACTTAGAAGAGGGGGTTCCTACAGTGATAGATCCAGTAACCGCTATAGGTTTAGCCACAACCGCATTTAATACTCTCAAGAAGGGTATTGCGGTAGGTAAAGACTTACAAGATATGGGCAGTCAGCTTACACAGTGGGCTGGTGCTATCAGTGACTTAGATTTTGCTGAAAGACAGAACGCTAAACCACCTTGGTATAAAACCCTTGGTGGTGGCGTTCAAGCAGAAGCTATGGAGATATTCGCAGCTAAGAAGAAGGCTGAGTCTATGCGGAAGGAACTCAAGGATTACATCTGTGTAATGTATGGACCTTCGCACTGGGATGAGCTTCTACGTATTGAGGCTGATATCCGTAAACAAAAGAAAGAACATGACCACAAACGTATAGAGATGCAGCGTAAGTTAGTAGAATGGGGAGCAGGTTTTGTGTTGTTCCTAGTTATTACAGGTAGCTTTGTAGGTTTGATTTACTTAAGGACGTTATAATGGCAAGATCATTGACAGAAAAACAACAGAAGTTTCTAGAGGTTCTCTTTGATGAGGCTAATGGAGATGTTGTACAAGCTAAGAAGTTAGCTGGATATGGAGATGGTACTTCCACTTCTCTTATTGTTGAAGCCTTAAAGGATGAGATAGGGGATAAGACACGTACTTGGTTTGCTCGCACTGCACCAAAGGCAGCTATGGCAATGACACAGGCATTATACGATCCTACTGAGTTAGGTATTCGTGACAAGATGGCCGCAGCGAAAGATTTACTTGATCGCGCTGGGCTAGGCAAGGTAGACAAGGTTGATGTAACTTCAGGAGGTGGCGGTATATTTTATTTACCCCCCAAAGAAGGGAAGAATGAGTAGACCTTGCCACAAATTGACTACAAGAGAGACTTGGGTTTCTGGGAATTACCCAAACCTAATAAGGGCAAAGAGAAAGAATGGCACACAATAGTCAGGGTATCTAAGGTGATACCTTTTGGCTATGAGTTAGACCCCGACAATGAAAGACTGTTAGTACCAATACCACATGAGTTAGAAGCGCTTGAGCTTGCAAAGAGACACTTAAAACAGTATTCCTACAGAGAAGTTGCAATTTGGTTGACAAAGCACACTGATAGGTATATATCTCACATGGGCTTAAAGAAGCGAGTAGAAATTGACAGAAGACGTAAAAAAGCAATTATTATTAAACGCAGACTTGCCAAACGGCTCCAAAAAACCCTTGAGGAAATCGAAAAGCTTGAAAAAGGCAGGGTCGGGGCATACTCAGAAGAAAGCTAAACAGTCAGAGACAGTCGCTACTCCCCCTACAACTGTTCCTGCACAGGTTAAGGCTCCTGAGTTTGACGTTGAGGTTGCACAGGATGTCGTGTTTAAACCAAACCCCGGCCCTCAGACAGACTTTCTTAGTTCATCTGAGCGTGAAGTATTATATGGGGGTAGTGCTGGTGGTGGTAAGTCATATGCTATGCTTGCTGACCCTCTTCATGGATTAAACGATCCTAACTTTAGTGGGTTGCTAGTACGACATACTACAGAAGAATTAAGGGAACTTATACAGAAATCTCAGGAGTTATATCCTCGTGCAATCCCCGGTATCAAGTGGTCTGAAAGAAAATCTCAGTGGATCTCACCTAGAGGTGGTAGACTGTGGATGTCATATCTGGATAAGGATATGGACGTTACGAGATATCAAGGTCAAGCGTTTAACTGGATTGGGTTCGACGAACTTACTCAATGGCCTACACCTTTCGCTTGGGATTATATGAGGAGTCGCTTGAGATCTGCTAGTTCTATGGAGTTAGGTCTTTACATGAGAGCCACAACTAACCCCGGTGGAAGTGGTCACTCATGGGTTAAGAAGATGTTTATTGATCCTGCTAAGTATGGTGAGGCTTTTTGGGCTACTAATATTGAGACAGGTGAAGAGATTAAGTATCCAGCGGGTCACTCTAAGGCTGGGCAGTCACTGTTTAAGCGTAGGTTTATACCTGCTAGTCTGTTTGATAACCCTTACTTAGCAGAGAGTGGTGACTACGAGGCAATGCTTCTGTCGCTACCAGAGCATCAACGTAAGCAACTACTAGAGGGTAACTGGGATGTCAATGAGGGTGCAGCCTTTCCTGAGTGGAACAGAGCCATACATGTCGTGGAGCCTTTTAAAATTCCCTCAAGCTGGACTAAGTTTAGAGCTTGCGACTACGGTTACGGAAGCTACACAGGCGTTGTCTGGATTGCTGTATCACCCAGTGAGCAGCTTGTTGTATACAGAGAGTTATATTGTTCTAAAGTTACAGCTACTGATTTAGCTGACATGATACTGGATGCAGAGGCAGAAGATGGCACAATTAGATATGGTGTTTTGGATAGCTCTCTATGGCACAAGCGTGGTGATACTGGCCCGTCACTGGCTGAACAAATGAATATGAAAGGATGTCGCTGGCGTCCATCAGATAGATCTAGAGGCTCTCGTGTAGCAGGTAAGAACGAGATGCATAGGCGATTACAAGTAGATGAGTACACAGAGGAACCTAGACTTGTGTTCTTTTCTAGCTGTACCAACACTATAGCTCAACTACCATCTATACCTCTAGATAAAAGAAACCCTGAAGATGTCGATACAAATGCTGAAGACCACTTGTATGACGCTCTAAGGTATGGTATAATGACAAGACCTAGAAGTTCCCTATGGGACTACAACCCTGCAACTCAACGATCAGGGTTTCAAGTCTCTGACCCTAGCTTTGGATATTAAATATGGCAGAACAAGACGAACTCATGTTTGAAACAGATGAAGTAACAGCAGCAGAGGATGCAGAGGATAGCATCTTTGAGTCTGTGTCTAGTGTTGTTGCATTTGTAAACGAACGATTTAAACGTTCAGAAGATGCACGTTATGGTGATGAAACACGTTGGTTACGTGCCTATCGTAACTACCGTGGTATCTACGGATCAGATGTACAATTTACTGACACAGAGAAGTCTCGTGTCTTTATTAAGGTTACCAAGACAAAGACACTTGCTGCCTATGGTCAGATTGTAGACGTACTGTTTGGTAACAACAAGTTCCCACTTACTATTGACCCATCTATTTTACCAGATGGTGTAGCTGAGTCAGTACACATTAATATTGATCCTAATGCTGAACAGGCTGGGGATGGACTAAAGAATGTTACACAGGATGCAGCACCTAAGCCTTACTTAATTGGTCCTGACACTGAGTTAAAACCTGGTGAGACTATGGCTGACCTTAAGAACCGACTAGGACCACTACAGGAGAAGCTAGGGCCAGTCAGTGATAAGGTTATTGAGGGTGATGGCACCACCCCTACCACAGTAACGTTTCACCCTGCTATGGTGGCTGCTAAGAAGATGGAGAAAAAGATCCATGATCAGCTTGTAGAGTCAGGCGCTAATAAGCACCTACGCTCTATGGCATTTGAGATGGCGCTTCTAGGTACTGGTGTTATGAAGGGTCCATTTGCTGTAGACAAGGAGTACCCTAACTGGAATGAGAATGGTGAGTATGATCCTTTGATTAAGACTGTACCCTCTACTAGTCACGTATCTCTGTGGAACTTTTATCCTGACCCAGAATCTTCAAGTATGGATGACGCAGAGTATGTAGTAGAACGTCACAAGATGTCTCGCACACAACTACGTGGCTTGAAGAACCGTCCCTACTTTATGAAAGACGCTGTTGAGCTTGCCGTAGACAAAGGCCCAGACTACGATATGAAGTACTGGGAACAGACTATGGAAGACAATGAGACTGAGGCTACTACAGAGCGCTGGGAAGTCTTAGAGTTCTGGGGTTTTGTCGATGTAGAGTTACTAGAAGAGAATGGTGTATCTATTCCTAAAGACTACAAAGACTTAGATGAACTTAGCTGTAACATCTGGGTGTGTAACGGTGAGGTACTACGCTTTGTGCTTAATCCGTTTAAGCCAGCAACTATACCTTATTATGCAACACCATACGAACATAACCCTTACTCATTCTTTGGGGTAGGTATAGCGGAAAATATGGATGATACGCAGACTCTTATGAATGGGTTTATGCGTATGGCTATTGACAATGCTGCATTATCTGGTAATCTAATCATTGAGGTTGATGAAACCAATTTGGTGCCGGGGCAGGACTTAAGTGTGTACCCTGGAAAGGTGTTTCGCAGACAGGGGGGTGCTCCGGGTCAAGGCATTTTTGGGACCAAATTTCCCAATGTAGCACAAGAGAACCTACAACTATTTGATAAGGCTAGGGTATTAGCAGATGAGAGTACAGGCTTCCCAAGTTTCGCACATGGTCAAACAGGTGTCAGCGGAGTGGGGCGAACTGCTTCTGGCATCTCTATGCTTATGTCTGCAGCTAATGGCAGCATACGAAATGTTGTTAAGAACGTCGATGATTACCTCATACGCCCACTAGGTAAGTCCTTCTTTGCATTTAACATGCAGTTTGACTTTGATGAGGATATTCGTGGTGACCTAGAGGTACGTGCATCTGGTACAGAGAGCCTTATGGCTAATGAGGTACGCTCACAACGTCTGATGCAATTCTTGCAAGTAGCACAGAACCCAACACTGGCACCGTTTGCTAAAATGGACTACATCATTCGTGAAATTGCTAAGTCTATGGATCTTGACCCTGATAAGGTGACTAACTCTATGCAGGATGCAGCTATACAGGCTGAGATATTGAAAGCGTTCCAAGCACCACAACAACCCCCAGCAGGACCAGAGGGTGTAGCACCACCACAAGGTCAAGGCCCACAGGGTGTAGCTGATACATCAGGTGGCGGTGGTTCACAGATGGGTATAGGTACAGCCCCAGCGCCGGGAGAACAAGGGTTTACTGGTAATGTCGCTTAAGCAATTCGTTAATAACAAACAGGCTATGGATGAGTTTAATGAGCTTATTGATAGCCTTATAGCTACACAACACAGGACTATGGAACAGGCTAGTTCTGTACAAGAGGTGTACTCAGCACAGGGTGCCATTAGTACGCTAAGGCGTTTAAAGCTACTCAGGGAGACAGTTAATGGCTGACTACCGTAAACGATTAGTTGACATGACACCAGAGGAAAGGGCAGAAGTTGCCCCTTCTGCAGATAACTTCTCCAAGGTGTTTGGTGATAGGACAGAGGAACCTATGTCAGTCACCGCTGCTGATACAGCCGTAAGTTTAGCTACACCAGTAGACTCAGTAGTAGAAGTACAGAAAGAGTTACAAAAAGAAGAGCCTGACTATTTAAAGATTGGTATGCTTGCGGGTGTTGAGGCTTTAGGTAGCTTACCTGCTCTTGGGCCTGTAGCAAAGAGTATGATACGTAAGGGTGCAGATTTAGCTAAACAGACTGATACTGCTATAGATAACGGCGTTGGTAAAGTAGTATCCTCAAAGAATAAAGAACCTTTTAAAAAAACACGAAGTGCTTACAGGATAGCAACACAATCGGAAGACGGAAAACTATATCCTCTATTTGTTAATGCTTCTGATGAAATACCTGTGGGTGAATGGGTATCAGCATCTATACCACCTGTTACTTTTAAAGGTGCTAATGGTAATATGTATGTACCTAGTAAAGGTGCCGCAAGATCTAAGGGTGAGAAAGCTAAACCAACAGGGGATATGCAGACTATTCCAGACCAAGAGACTGCAGACATATTAAGAGATAAGGGTTTTCCTGTTGAAAAACCTAGTAAGTCTGCACCTTATGGTAAGGTAAGGGCTGTTGCTTCTAGACCGGGTTTTCATGCAACAACAAAACCTGTTGCACACCATTTAGGCCCAGAAGATCTTATTATATCCTCTTCAGAAAGAAATAAACTTTTAAAAGCAGGTATAACTCCTAAAGCATTTAAAGCAAAAACTTTTAACTACCTTGATGGTAAATTAATTAGCAAGAAGAAAGTATCTGAGCTTTCTCCAGAGGACAAGAAAAGAGTAAAGAGCCAAAAGAAATACTATGTGAAGCGTAGGGCAGAAGATCAAGTATTTGTTGAAGTAGAAATGGCTGATGATACCAGTGAAGATCTACTTAAATATATGCAGGAACGTAACAGAACAGACATAAATGATAAACTTCCTTCTGGTGGCAGCTATACTTACCAAGACGGTCAGGCAGATGCTGAAACATGGGTAGTAGGCGGTGATATGAAAGTTAATCGCGTATTAAGCCGTGAAGAAGCAAAGGCAGCACAAGAGGCTGCTGGTGTTAAAGATCTCCCTTACAGGAGTGAAATAGAAGAAATACTAGGACGTAAGTTCTCTAAAGGTGGTTTAGTAGGGGAAGAAGATATGTACACAGGCCAACAAGACTCTATACTAGCCACAGGAATGGCTGACGATTTAATGCAGAGAGAAGAAGAACAAACTCAAATGGCCTTTGCGCTGGGCGGCTCTGTAGAAGAGGTAGATCCAGTATCAGGTAATGAAGTACCTACTGGGTCGTTACCAGAAGAGGTACGTGATGACATTGACGCTAAACTAAGTGAGGGTGAGTATGTCGTACCTGCTGATGTAGTTCGTTACTACGGAGTTAAGTTCTTTGAAGACCTACGTAGTCAAGCTAAGATGGGCTTTGAAGATATGGCAGCTAATGGTCGTATCGGTGGAGAGCCTGTACCAGCAGAGGGTGGCTTACCATTTGACGTTTCTGAACTACAAGCAGAAGACGTACCAGATGGCCCTATGATGATGAACGAGGGTGGTGACGTTACAAGTATGATACAGCCTGACTTCATGCAAGGTTACACTTTGCCCAGCGCAGGTCAAACACAAGAGTATAAGACTTTTGTTAATGATCAGGGCTTGACAATGACTATTAGATTTGTTAATGGTCAACCTACAGTTGCAGTACCAGCAGGATATACTGAGGTAGGTAAGGAACAACCAACTGCCACTACACCTACTAGTGACCGTGATAGGAAATCTGATAGACCTATTGAAGTGAGTAAACGGGACATTCCAGACTACTCAAGTATACCTGAAGGTAAAAAAGAAGCAGATTCTTGGTTTAGTTCAGTTCAAAAAGAGATAATGGGGGCTAAAAGTTTAGCGGGGGCTTCTGTACCCGTTATTGGTTTAGCTCAAATAGCACATAGGAAAGATATAGGTAAAAAGTTAAATGCTCTTCTAAAAAGAGAAGATATAACGGAAGTTAATAAAACAAAAGTTCAGAGCTTACTAGATCAACTTAATGGTGAAAATGAGCCAGACTTTTTAGGTGGACTGACTAACATGGCTGATAGTATTAAGTCTGGTGTTAGTACCGCTGCGGATAACTTTAGAAACAGGGCGGGTATGTTCTATGACCCACTTGAAGATATTTCAGATACTTCCTTAAGAGATTATGGTAAAGTAGACAAACAAGGTAATAGGGTACTTCAAACTAAAGAAGAACGTCAAAAAGATAAGGATCAGTCTCTATCAAACGCTATGGTTAGGGGTGGCACAGACGCCTTTCATAAACAAGCTAGTGAAAACTATAGAAAAGATATGGAAGCGGCTGGGTATAAATCTACTCCAACAGGTTTTGTCAAGAAGGATAATAGTGATCAAAGGGATGCTCAAGATAACAATCCTAACTCAGGTAGTAGATCTTACTCAGGAAAATCAGACGGTAAAGGTGGTTACACCTTCTAATAAACTATAAGGCTACCCGGCAATAATGCTGGCCCCAACATAAAGGAACTACAACATGTCAATGGCAGAACAGACTATTATTAAATCAGACAGCTACGCACATGAGCGTAACAAGGAATTGCTTGAGAAAGAAGAACGCGAACTAGAGGCACTCATCAAGGGTGAGCAAGTCGATGAAGAAGCAGAAGATAATCAGGAACCCGATAGCCAAAGCGCTGAGAACACCCAAGTTTCAGATGAGGGTAATACGGAACAAAAAGAAACACGGTCTGTGGAATCCAAAGAGTCTGAAGAAGCTGATACAGAATCAGATGGACTAAGTGCTGAAGAGAAGTCTTTTAAAAAACGTTATGGTGATATTCGTAAGCTTCTACAAACTAAAGAAAAGGACTGGGATGCTAAGTTTGAAAAACTACAAGGGCAGCTTGAAAAAGCTACTAAGAATGAATTGGTTCTTCCCAAGTCTAAGGAAGAAATTGAAGCTTGGTCAGCTAAGTATCCTGATGTCGCTGGTATTGTGGAAGCTATTGCAGAAAATAAAGCTGCTGAAAAAGCTTCTTCCTTGGACAGTCGCCTCAAAGAAATAGAAGAGCTACGGGTACAAGCTAAGAAAGAAAAAGCTGAAGCTGAGCTTATGTCTTTACACCCTGACTTTGAAAAGATTCGCTCCTCAGATGAGTTTCATAACTGGGCAGAGAAACAACCTAAAGTTATACAGGATGCTCTATACGAAAACTCTGAAGATGCTAAGTCTGTAGCTGTAGCTATTGACCTATACAAGTCACACAAGGGCATTAAGTCTAAACCTAATAACAGTGCAGATAAGGCAGCGGCCTCTTCTGTAAATAGTAAAAGCAGAACTACCGTAAATGATGATGATAGTAAAAACTTCTGGCGTGAATCTACTGTCGCTAAAATGAGTGACAAAGAGTTTGAGAAGCACCATGAAGAGATACATGAAGCTCAGAAAGCTGGTAAGTTTATATATGATTTGTCAAAATAACTGTTGACAATAGATACTAGTTAAGTATAACTTGTATTGTCTTACACTTAAAATGTGTATTTAACTAAGACTCTAGCCACTACTAGACTACCCAAATACGTTTGACCTTTGTTACACAGGTAGGCATACCTAAGTAACAGACTACTCAGATAAGTTTGGCCTCTGCTGTGGATATGATGATCTATAACTTTAACGGTCATATCTATAAGGAGATTAACTATGGCTGCATTCGGAAAAGCTGGTGGTTACACCAACCTTGACAACGGAGTATTCTCTAGCGTCATTTACTCAAAGCAAGCACAAATTGCGTTTCGCAAGGCTGCTACAACTCAAGCGATTACTAACTCTGAATATTTCGGGGAGATCGCAAACCAAGGTGATACGGTTCGCATTCTTAAAGAGCCAGATATCACAGTGAACGCATTGTTGCGTGGTACTACCGTTTCGGCGCAAGACCTCGTTGACAATGACTTTCAGTTGACTATCGACAAAGCCAACTACTTTGCATTTAAGTTGGATGACATCGAAGAGCAACAAGCCCACCATGACTTCATGCGTTTGTCATCTGATCGTGCAGCCTATAAAATGGCTGACGCTATGGATGCTGATGTATTGTCATATATGTCTGGTTACACTACTGCTGGTGCGGTTATTAGTACTGTAAGTGGTACTGCTTCACACCAAACAGCGGGTGACTTGACAGGTGAACTTCTGACTGCTAACAAGTTGGATATGTCAGACTTCGGAAACATCACTACTTCTGCTTCTGCAGGTACAACTGGTGACTCAATTCCGTTGGCTCCTCGCTTCGGTGGTGCAACTGCTGCATCAACAACCACAGCAACACCTCTTCAAGTTGTAGCTCGTATGAGCCGTGTACTTGATCAGGCTAATGTTGATACTCGTGGGAGATGGCTGTGTGTAGACCCGGTATTTATGGAACTCTTGAAAGACGAAGATTCTCGCGTATTGAACGCTGACTTCGGCGGTGCAGGACTGCAAAACGGTCTGGTACTGAACAACTTGCATGGTTTCCGTATCTATCAGTCAAATAACCTTCCTGCGAAGGGCACAGGCGCTGGTACTACAGGTACAACTGCACAGGACGATAACTATGGCGTTATTGTAGCTGGACACGATTCTGCTGTTGCTTCTGCACAGCAACTCAACAAAGTTGAGACTTACCGTGACCCAGACTCATTCGCTGATATTGTTCGCGGTATGCACCTTTACGGGCGCAAGATTCTACGCCCAGAAGCCTTGGTTACTGCAGTATACAACGCTGCTTAATACACCTATAAACTCAGGGGCTGGCTACATGCTGGCCCCTTTGTGCTTAATTTAAAGGGACACTCCTATGGCAATCACTACAGCGATGTGTAACAGCTTCAAGCAAGAGCTACTTGGGGGCGTTCACGACTTAGATACTGACACACTTAAAATTGCTCTAATCAAGGCTTCACCTACTGGTACGTATGGTGCAGCTACAACTAACTACAGTGATGTTACTGGTAACTCAGATGAGGCTACTGGTACTAACTACACTACAGGTGGTAATACCTTAGCTGGTGCTACTATTTCACTAGATGGCTCTACTGCTATTGTAGACTTTACAGACACAACTTGGTCATCTGCTACAGTATCAGCAGACGGTTGTATTATCTACAACACATCACAGTCAAACAAGGCTATTGCTACTATTGACTTTGGTGGTACTAAGACCTCTACTAACGGTGACTTTGTGGTACAATTCCCAGCAGCGGCTGCATCTACAGCAATTATCCGTATCGCATAAGGGAGCATAGTTATGGCTCTTGTTGTCAAGGATAGAGTAAAAGAAACTACTACAACTACAGGCACAGGTGCTGTAACTCTAGCTGGCGCAGTAGCTGGCTTTCAAGCTTTCAGTAGTGTTCTCTCCGATAGTGATACTACTTACTATTCTATCGTACACAGGGACACTGCTGAGTTTGAAGTAGGTTTAGGTACTTACAGTTCAAGTACTCTTACACGTACTACTGTTTTAGAGAGCAGTAATAGTGGTAATGCAGTAAACTTTACTTCTGGAACTAAAGATATATTCATCACTTACCCTGCTGAAAAGTCAGTGTACTTAGATGCTAGTGATGTACTCTCTGTAGGTAACATCAATACAAGTGGATACCTAAGAGGCCCATCTACTTTTACTATTGACCCTGCTACACATGGTGATGATACAGGTACTCTTGTTGTTGCTGGTAACCTGCAGGTAGATGGTACAACCACCACAATTAACAGTACTACAGTCACACTAGATGATAAGAACCTTGTCTTAGCTAGTGGTGCTGCTAATGCTGCTGCAGCTAACGGTGCAGGGTTGACAATAGATGGTGCAAGTGCTACCTTAACTTATGCTGACACTGGTGATAAGTTTATCTTTAACAAGTCTCTGGATGTTACAGGTACAACTACAGCTACAACCTTTGCAGGGCAACTGAGTGGTACTATTACAAGTGCTACTACTGGTGTTACTCAAAGTGGTAGTGATAACAGCACTAAGCTTGCTACAACAGAGTATACAGACAGACAAGCATCAGATGAAGCTACAGCTTTAGCTATTGCGTTAGGATAACATTATGGCGAATACGTTTAAGAATTATGTCTCAGCTAGTGTAGGTACAGGTGCTACAACTGTATATACGGTTCCAGGTTCTACCACAGCTATTCTTATTGGTTTAAACTTATCTAACAGGACTACTAGTCAGGTCTTAGTTGATGTACAGCTAGGATCTACTTACATTGTAAAGGCTGCTCCTGTACCTGCAGGGTCAGCTTTATCTGTTTTAGACGGTAAGATTATAGCAGAGGCTACAGAAACAATAGTGGTTACATCAGATACAGCATCCTCAGTTGATGCAATTATTTCTGTACTGGAGCAAACCTAATGGCAGGATATATCGGTTCTAAGGCGGTCAACCTCAGTACCACTGGGGCTGATATTAATGGTGATGCCAATATAGATGGTGATCTCTCCTTTCGTGACAACGACAAAGCCATCTTCGGTGCTGGGTCTGACCTCAGCATATATCATGATGGGTCAAATAGTTATATTTCAGAACTTGGCACGGGTGATTTGCGCTTAGGTGCTGTTAATATACGAATTGGCGATAATACAAGTGGCGCAAGTTATATTTATGCTACTCAAAACGCTGAGGTTACGCTTTATCATAACAACTCACCCAAACTCGCCACCACCAGCACAGGCGTAGACATTACGGGTACTTTGACCAGCGATGGGCTGACTGTGGATGGGAATGTTGGAATCGGCTTAACGCCTGATACTTGGGCATCTAACTACAAAGCATTGCAGCTTGGCGGGACATTTAATGCTATTTCTGGCCCTAACCTAAACCATCTCGGAAATGTTTATTGGGACACTTCAGGACAATTTAAGTATACAACAACTGGAACAGCATCCCGTTATTATCAAGCTGGAGATCAGCATATTTGGTATAATGCAGCTTCAGGTTCAGCAGACGCAGGGGTGTCGTTTTCAGAACGTATGCGCATTGATGCAAGCGGAAATGTTGGGATTGGAACCAGTTCGCCTAACCATAAGATAGATGTCGTTGGTTCTTCTGAAAATTTATTAGAACTTACATCATCTGGTTCTTTTGGCACAGCCATAAACATCACGCAAAATACACCTTCAACGTCTATTCTTGTAAACTCTACATCTACAGGCGATATTGTTGATCTTCAGGACAATGGGACAACTGTGTTCATTGTTAAGGATGGCGGTAATGTTGGCATTGGGACGAGTTCGCCTAGCCAGAAGCTAACAGTAGGTTTTGCCGATAATGGTACAGATGGTATTTCATTTAGAAGTTCTACCTATGCAAATCTAGCTAAGATTTTAGCTGAAAATGAGACTTCTAGTCAGAACGGAAACCTTCAGTTTTACACACGTTCAGGCGGTAGTGTAAATGAAGCCATGCGCCTCGACAGCAGCGGTAATATTAAAGGAAGTAAGTTTGCTTCTTACCGTGACGCAAGCTCTGCCTATTTGGATTTTGTGGATGCTGGAACAGCTAATGATGCTAACGGAGATGTGGTTCTTTCAGGTTATTATCCCATAATCTTCAAGACAGATATAAATCAGGAACGTATGCGGCTTGACCGCAGCGGTAACTTGCTGGTGGGTAAATCGAGTGCTGATTTTGGTTCTTCTGTTGGATTTGAAGCTAATGCTAATGATACGGTTTATGCGACACGTTCTGGCGGTGCATCATTAACCCTTAACCGCACATCATCAGATGGCGACATTGCATTGTTCCGCAAAGACGGCTCCACTGTGGGGAGTATTGGGAATAGAGCTGGAGGATTGTACATTGGCTCAACGGATGGCTCTGATGCATTCTTAGCATTTTTTAGCAATGAAGTTTCTCCTTCAGCGAACGATGGTTCAGCTAGAGACAATGTTATTGACTTAGGAAATCCATCAAGACGCTTCGACGACATCTACGCCACCAACGGCACAATCCAAACATCTGACCGCAACGAAAAGCAAGACATTGCGGAGCTAACAGATGCAGAGCAACGTGTAGCTGTAGCAGCTAAAGGCTTACTGCGTAAGTTCCGTTGGAAGGATAAAGTAGCTGAGAAAGGTGATGAAGCCAGAACACACTTTGGTATTATTGCACAGGATCTACAAGCAGCATTTGCAGCTGAAGGATTAGACGCTGGTGACTACGCCATGTTTATCTCAAGTACTTGGACTGACGAAGAAACTGGCGAAGAAAGAACTAGAATGGGCGTAAGATATAGTGAACTCTTAGCGTTCATCATAGGAGCATTATAATGGCTGGATATATAGGCACAACTCCTGTACCACAGGCTACACAACACAGAGAATCATTTACAGCTACTGGTGGACAGACCAGCTTTGCTACTGCAGGATACACACCACAATTCATAGACGTATATCTTAATGGAGTTAAACTAGCACCAGCAGACTTTACAGCTACTAACGGTAGTGATGTAGTCTTAGCCTCTGGTGCTACAGCTAGTGACATACTTGAGATTGTAGCTTACACACCATTTGAGGTAGCCAACCAGACATTCACTGGTACTACTACTGCAGCTAATCTTACTGTAACTGGTGCATTTACTTCACAAGGTATTGATGACAATGCTGATGCAGTAGCTATTACTATAGATAGCTCAGAAAATGTTGGCATTGGGACAAGTTCGCCTAGTGTGCCTTTGCATGTCAATACCTCTGGAACATCAATGGCAAGATTTGTTGGAGGTAATGACGGCAACTTATACATCACAAATGACAGCGCAAACGTAGTTACACTGCAAGCAGCAGGTGGTGATGCACTCTCGTTTAACACTAATGGTGGTAACGAACGCATGCGCATCGACAGCAGCGGTAACTTGCTGGTGGGGACTACCAATCAAAACTGGCAAACAGAAGAAGGTATGCGTTATTTTACTGGCGACAGTTTGGTAATGACACGTTCTTCAGGCACACCTTTTAGCGTAAACCGTTTAACAGATGATGGCGACCTTACAGTGTTCCGCAAAGACAACACCACTGTGGGGAGTATTGGGTCACGGGCAGGGGTTGTAAGTTATATTGCGCTTGACCCTCGTTCTGGCGGGGCAGGTTTAACTGGCGGTCAAGCCTTGATTTATCCGTCAAATAATACTGGTGGAATTACAAATGGCGCAACTGATTTAGGTGGAAGTGGTGGTCGCTTCAAAGACCTCTACCTCTCTGGCTCTGCGCAGTTGGCAAACATTACAAATGGTGCTGGCGAAAAGATTATTCTGAACTCTGACAATATGGTTTTTCAGGTTCAAGCATCAGAACGTATGCGCATCGACAGCAGCGGTAACTTGCTGGTGGCAAACACCTCAGCTTCATCTACAGACACAGGGCATATCTTTGCACCGACTGGCATAGCATTTCACGTTAGAGATGGCGGCATACCTTTAGTTGTAGACAGGCTAACTGATGATGGTGATTTGCAACTGTTCCGCAAAGACGGCGCCACTGTGGGGAGTATTGGGGTTGAAAATGGCGATTTTAATATAGACGGCCCTGCAAGCCATTCTGGTTTAAGGTTCCAAGCGGGTAGCATTATGCCACGGCTCAATGGGGTAGATAGTAGCGGCACTATTGATCTTGGTTATAATGACACTGTTACCACTTACGCCTTTAAAAACTTAACCCTCTCTGGCGGTGTCTACCTTGGCGGCACTGGGTCGGCTAATCTGCTGGATGACTATGAGGAGGGGACTTTTAATTTAGCATTGTCAACAGGATCGACCAGTAACGGTTATGTTCTATCTTCTCAAAACTGCAAATACACTAAGATCGGGAATATTTGCTACGTTACAGGAGAATTTAATTTCTCAACAGTGCCATCTAGTTATGATGGGAGTGTCGGTTTTACAGGATTGCCATTTACGTCAGGCTTTTCAAATGCACACCAAATCGGTGTTGCGAGGGAAGTATCAACTTCTGGGGATATTTTTGTAACGCAAATTACTCAAGGCGCTTCAGATATGGGTATGAACTCAATGGATGGTATATCTAATAGTGACAATCAGTCAATTTTGGCAAACAAGACGTACTCTTTTTCAAACACTTACATAACAACCTAACCACCCCTGTTGGATCACAGGGTAGTCAGTCCAACCATCACAGGAGATAAACGATGGCACTAACAGAAGAAACAGTACAAGACAAAATAGAGATCGTAGGCGACTTCAAGCACGTTCAGGTGCGTACAGCCACGGTCATCAAGCGTGACGGTGTAGAGATCAGCCGATCCTTCTCACGCCATGTCGTCGCACCAGACATTAGCTCAACAGACTTGGCTAACGAAAGCACAGAGGTGCAAGCCATCTGTAACGTAGTACACACACAAGCGGTTAAGGATGCTTACGCCGCACATCTTACAGCTACTGACGTAGCAGCAGCACAGGAGATATAATGTCAGCATTGCCACATACTCGTGCTGAGGCTAAGGCGCAGGGAGCCACCAGATACTACACTGGGCAACCCTGTAAGCATGGTCATGTGGCCGAACGACAGACATCCAATGCAACATGTGTTGTTTGCTTATCAATAAGCCATAGCAAATGGCAGAAAGATAACCCAGACAAAGTTTATTGTAATCAGTTAGCTTATTTTAATCGGCACCCAGAAAAGCGTAATGCTTACGTTCAGAACTACCTTGCCAACAACAAGGAAAAGCGGAAGGTTAATCTAAAAAACTGGAGGCAGCTTAATAGCGACAAACACGCAGCAAAACAAAAGCGTAGAGATGCTGCAAAGCTAAAGAGAACGCCGCAATGGCTTACGTCACAGCATCATGCAGAAATAGGAAGCCTGTATTGGCTGGCGTCTGACTTGCAGAAAGTATCTGGGGAAAAGTATCATGTTGACCACATAGTTCCACTACAAGGTAAGAACATATCTGGGTTACATGTACCGTGGAACTTACAAATATTGCCAGCAGATATGAACTGCAGCAAATCAAACTCTTTTGAAGGAGATACAAAATGGTAACTTACACATGGTCAGTACCAATGACAGAACGTAACTTGGCAGACGGTGGCATTACTGTAATCCACTGGCGTTGCACAGGCGTAGACGGTGATTACTCTGCGTCTAGCTACGGCACAACTAGCCACACACCAGATGCAGATGCGGATGGTTTCATTGCTTACGATAGCGTAACGGAAGCCAACTGCATTGCATGGGCGCAAGCCGAAGCAAACCAAGCGGATGTTGAGGCGGCGATTGCTGCTAAGATTGAAGCTGACAAAACCCCAACCAGCGCAGCGGGAGTACCGTGGGCGGCTGAATAACACACAGAAAGGAAATCAACATGACTGAAGAAAAAAAGGTCATCACGATTGACGATGTAGAATATACCGAAGATCAGCTAACAGACGAAGCAAAGGCTTGTATTAATCACATTGGTTCTTTGGATCAAAAGATTGCAAGCTCACAGTTTAATTTAACGCAGCTTCAAGTTGGTCGTCAGGCATTTATGGATCGATTGAAAGAGCAGTTAGACAATGGACAAACGGACAGTGCAGTCGGCACATGATCGCATAGATCAAATAGAAAAACAGTTGGTTGCAATGAAAACTGAAATGGACATTCAGTTTCGTGATCTGTTCAACCGTGTAAAAAGACTAGAAGCTATTATGATCGGCTCATCGGCAGCTATTATTGCTATGTTGCTGCGATTAACTTTGATGGGCTAGATCGATGGATCCCGTTAGCTGCGTAGCACTAGCGACAGGGGCGTATAAAACGCTTAAAGCGGCTATTTCAACGGGCAAAGATATTCAAGAAATGGGCAACACAATAGCAACGTGGGGCCAAGCCTTTTCCGATTTTAATAGATTAGAAGAACGCCAGAAGAACCCGCCTTGGTGGGAAAGAACATTTAAAGGTTCTGATGAAGAAGAAGCTATCTTAATATGGAATCAAAAGCGCAAAATGGAGGAAATGCGCAAAGAGATTAAAGATCATATCTCTTTTGTATATGGGCCAAGTGCTTGGGATGAAATACTGCGGATCGAGGCAGAGCAGCGCAGACGCCGCAAAGAAGAAGCTTATCGCAAGCAAGAGTTTATAGATAACTTAGTGAATTGGGTTATTGGTTTAACCTTATTTGCAATTGGTTCTAGTATCTTAGTGTTTATTATTTGGATGATTGGCCGTGCCAGAGGTGATTGGTAGTGTGGATACTTGTGTGGCTTAGTTTTATTGACAACAGGTTTGAGTATTATCAGCTGGATACATTCGGAACAGAGGCGCATTGTAACAAAGCAAAGGCCAAGGCAGAGGTAATGGTTAAGAATGTCGGGCAAGCAGTCACCTGTTTTGCAATTGATAGAAATTAAACCAGGTGTGTGGTGTGTATACAAAAATGGAAAAGTTGTTATAATCACCACGCATAAACGGATAGCGGAGCGCTGTTATGACAGAGGAATACGATCTAAACAAAAACGGACAGATTGACCCTGATGAACGCGAGATTATGCTTGAAGATCGTCGTCGCCGTATGGAGGACGCAGATCATAAGCGGGATGCCCAGCTCAGAATGACATGGTTTGCCCTGGTTGGTTTGCTTGTTTATCCAATCGGAATTGTCCTGGGAGATGTCATTGGCTACGAAACAACTGGTCAGTTGTTAGCAGATATTGCGCCAACATATTTCATTGCAATTTCTGGATTGGTTGCGGCGTTCTTTGGCTTCTCAGCAATGGGGAAAAAGTAAATGTTACAAGCATTGATAGGGCCACTAACAGAACTAGCAGGGGGTTGGCTTAAAGGTAAGGCAGATGCAGCAAGCGCAGCGGCTAATCTAAAGCTGGTAGAAGCAGAGGCCAAGGCTACCATTATGAAATCTGCAGCTACGTCTGAGGCTGAGTGGGAAAAGATAATGGCGCAGGGCAGCCAATCGTCATGGAAAGACGAGTGGTTGACGATACTGTTTAGCGTACCGTTGGTGTTGTGTTTTACAGGTGAGTGGGGCCGTAAGACAGTTTCAGATGGCTTTGCCGCTTTAGAAAGTATGCCTGAGTGGTATCAGTACACGCTGGGCGTAATCGTGGCTGCTTCATTCGGTGTGCGGTCAGCAACTAAATTCTTTGGAGGAAAGAAATGAGTGATTTTAAACTAAGCAAGACAAGCCTGGGACGCCTGGAAGGTGTAGACGAGGAGCTGGTTGCAATCGTCAAGCGCGCAATAACAATTACGCCTATCGATTTCGGGATCCCTTGGATGGGTGGGCTGCGCACAATCGAGGATCAGCGTGAGCTAGTCAAAAAGAAAGTATCGCACACAATGAAATCCAAACACATCGAGGGCAATGCATTTGACGTTGTTGCGTATGTTGGTGCGCGTGCAAGTTGGGAGATTGCATTGTATGATGATCTTGCCGACACAATAATTAAATCGGCAAAAGAGATTGGAGTTGAACAGCTGAAGTGGGGCGGCGCCTGGCACATCGATAACATCCTGGAATGGAATGGTACGGCGCTAGAAGCTTATGACGACATGGTGAAAGTACGCACTGACCAGGGCCGTAGAGTTTTCACAGACATGCCGCATTTCCAAAAAGGAGTTTGATCGATGGCTAAGAAACCTGGATTGTACGCAAACATTCATGCGAAACGGAAGCGGATCCAAGCTGGATCTGGCGAGAAGATGAGAAAGCCTGGTGAAGCTGGGGCGCCGAGCGCCGAGGATTTTGCCGACAGCGCAAAGACTGCGAAGAAACCTAAGCGCAAATCGATGATGGGTT